TGAAGGTAAGTACTTATTAAAGGACTCTTCCAGTTTGTCTGTTTTTACACTTTCAAGTAAATCTGACATCAATTCTTTCTTCTCTTTACCTAGTGGTGCCATTAGACTGTTTAATGTATCCTTACGGGTCATTTTGTCTTCTGCAATCCTTAACTTAGACTCAACTAATTTAGTTGCTTCTTCTCTCTCAGCAATTACTTGCGTTGATTCGTTAAGTTTTGTTTCCATTTCAGTAATTTGTTTTTGTATCTTCTTGATTTCTTTTGCTTCGTTTAAGTAACTAGTACCATATTCGTTCGCAAATGCTTCAAAAATTCTACGACCAAAGTCGTTTTCACGTGCATTAGTAATATCATCACGGAAAGATTTAACTTCATTAGTCATTACGGAATTAACAACGCCTTCGACCTTGTTTGCCGCCTTCTTAATGAAATCAATTTTGGCTTCTGCTAATTGCTTCTTGCCTTCTTTAACCATTTTGACTTTTTGTTCTACTAAAGATTTTTTGTCTTCGTGGAACTCTGATAGTTCAGTTGCTAATTGCTCTGCTACAAAATTATCTAATTTTGCTACATGCTCACTAGTATTTGCTCTATCTGCTCTTAGTTCTTTAACTTCTTTAGCAACCATTTCAGTTACAAATCTGTCTAAAACTTTAGCATGTTCACTAATTGCTTTCGTGTATTTTACTCTGTCGTTTGCAAGGGACTGTTTTTCTTCTGCAATTTGAGAAATTTCTGCTTCAACTTTTTCAGAAATAAATTTATCAACTGCTTCTACAATCTGACTCTTGTCATGATCGTATCGCTGTGCAAACTCTTCTCTAAGTTCCGCTGTAAGCTCTTCTCTTGCTTCAGAAATCTTACCTTCCCATGCTTCTTGAAGAGCTGATTTAACGTCTTCCGTTAACTCTGCATTCTCAAGTAGTTCTGTAAAATTCACTGTCATAGTAGTCTCCTACTTATATTTTTAAATCGTTGATGAAACCAGTGATTGCTTTCATCAAGTGTTTTTCTGCACTTTTATCATGTGTTAATGCTCTAGCAGTATCAAACATCTGTGAACCGCCTTGCATATTAAATAAACTCTCATATATAGTCTTTGGGTAGGCGTCTGGTGCACTAGGTTGTGCCACAATGTCCACTGTTACTATGTCGAAGTCTGAAACGTTTCCGTTATCGTTCACGTTTCCTGAACCTCTACTACTAACACCCAGTTTTGCTCCTGCCTTCAATAATGCTCTTGCAATATTGCCCATTGGTGTTTCTATAATTTTAAGTTTGCCCAAACCGTCCGAACCTTCACAATACAAATCTGTAATGATATGACTTACACGGTCTAAATTTATTTGTAACTCTTCAGGGTGATCTAACTCACCCATCACAGTTTCGCCTTTTCCAAGGCGTTCTTTTACACTATCACAAGCCTTTGCTATCTCGTCTTTAGGATATACTCTTCCATTTTGATTTTTTACGTCGCCTTGGATGAATAGACCTTGCATAAATAAATCCTTGCCATCTTTAGATTCCAAAATTTGGACTCTAGATTGCTCTGGACTCATGTATTCGTATAACTTATTAGCCATTGATATTCCTCAGTTTAAAAAAGTATTATACTTTCTTAGGTTCAACGTTAATGTTGTCTGATGGTGTGTGATCTTTTGCTGAATCTCCGTGGTTGCCTTCGCCGCCATCTTTAGATTTAACAGGTGATCCAGATTTTTCAACTTTTGATCCGCCACTTGGAAGTGGTGCATCTTTGTTGTCGTCTGCTGGAGCACTTGGAGCCGCTACATTGTTAGATAACTTAGTTGCTTCTTCAAGCTCTGTATCTTCAAATGTGTCTTCTCCGTCTAGGTCATATTCAACTGACTCTAAGTCAAGTTCGTCTTCCATGTCCATTTCTGCTTCATCTTCATCTTTAGGCTCGTCACCTTCTTCTTCATCAGCAAGTAATTTTTCAAATTCTGCTTTAAGATCTTCAAGTTCGTCTTCAATTTCGTCGACTTTGTCTTCTAAATCACCGTCATGAGTTTCTTCCTCATCACCTTCTTCTTCTTCCATTTCGTCGCCTTCAACTTCTTCGATGTCTCTTGCTATTTCGTCTGTAAAACTTCCTGCAGGGTCTGAATCTGAAATAGTTTCTTCAACTGCTTCTTCTTCTGATTCTTCTGCTTCTTCAACAGCCTCTTCTTCAGATTCCTCTGATTCTTCAACTGCTTCTTCTGATTCTTCTGCAACTTCTTCCGAAACGTCTTCGTCTAGAACTTTTTCATATTCTGCTCTTGCTTTTGCAACAACATACTCATGAAGCATTTCTTCCGCTTTTTCGTTTTCTTCTGCAAGTAACAGTTCTAGAATCTCTTCTAATTGTGTTCTTGATTCTGACATTGTGGTCTCCAATATTAATTAAATCGCACACAGAAAGATATACTTTCAGGTGTACTTGTTATATACTTATAGTAATGTTGTGTTTTTATGCTAAAATGGGCTGTTTCTGAGTGATTTATGTCCGATTCAGCGATTATCTGCTTTGTCTGTAAATATCCGCAATCTTATTTATCTGTTTATAGTTATGTTCTATAATTTCAATCATTTCGTTAGAATAAATTATCTTCTCTAAATCCTGTAAACTGTGGGTATCAATAATATTTTTATTTTGCTCTAGTACTCTATAAGTCCTCATCTGAAAGTCCTCTAATTCGTCATAAGTTTCATCAAACAAAATATTATCAAAAGTTTTAAATCCTAAGTCATGTAATACTTTTAAAGTGTTCATATTGCCTATAACCATAAATGGTCGTTTATAGTAAATACTTCGCCAAACCTTTTCAGTAATAAAAACTTCCTGCCACCAATCCAATCCTGATTCATTACCAACAAGAGTTTCTGTTATTATATCATAATATGTGTCGTCAAATACTGTATAAAAATTATCAGGCTGTACTGTATGACTTGTTATATCTTCTGGAGTGCTATATCCATCAATACTAATACCTTTCCATACAAAAGTAGAAACACCTTTATCTAATAAATTGTGCTGTTTAAGATATGCATAGGCATACTCTCTGTGAATCTTTTTTCTGCCATTAAGACATGAAAAGTATTTGGGTTTACTTGTTTTACCGTAATTACTGCTATAGTCTGTGTGCAAGGATAATGTATGACTACACCAAAAATCCTTAAAAAAGGCACTTTTAAAGGGCAGGAAAGTATCTGTTTCTGCTTCTTTAATAGCAGTATATGTATTATAATTTTTTTTATTAAGTAAGTTTCCTGTGCCTAAATGTACTTTACTAGCAGGTATTTCAACAACATCTAGTATTGTATGGATAGCAGTAAATATGTCTTGCACATCAGATGTGTGCTTAAGATAGTAATTGGATTCTGTACTAAAGTCTATTAGACAGCCGTTTTTTAATATTTGGGATTTGTTTGCTAACAGGTCATGCTCTAAACACTCATCAACATTTAGCCTGCCGTCATTAACAATTTCTATTTTAACTAGATTAGATAAGTCCGCCACCAGCACTAGGATCTGTTGGTGCCTGATACATTACTGACACAAATTTCTTATGCTCTATATCTTCAGCACGTTTAATAGTCCTTACTTTACGCAACTGGCTTATCTTCTCTAATGTAAGTTTAGGCTTTCTGCGTTTTTCTGAATCTGCTTTCTGAAAATCATCAAACTCTGGATTGTAAAATTCTACTAGTCTCATTATATACTCTCTGGAGATCCTGGTGGTGTGCCACCTTGAGGAACAACTCCTGCATCACTATTTAGCGGATCTGCTAAAGGATCTTCAAGTGGTACCTGGTCTGGAGATAATTCCATGTCAGGATTTACTGCGGCATCAGGCTCTGGCCTTACACCAATATTTCTAAGATCTGCTGGAGTTTTATCGTCTGCAAATTTTTCGTATTTGTTTTCTTCTCTCCACATTTCTTCATTTTGTTTAAACTCTTGTTCTGTAAGTCCAAGATATTTTTTAAGTTTGAACTGATTAGAAAGGAATGGTGTTGCGGCTACAGTATTATATAGGTTAGCTCTTTCGGCATCCAACTGTAAGTCTCTGTAACTACTAAAGTTCATAGGAGCATTAAACATTATATCAAAGTCTTGATTGTCTATCTCTATGCCTCTGTGTTTGAGGAACAACTTAAACTCTCTGTCTAAATCTTCTTGTATTTGTTTCTGTAAACGCTCTACATATCTTGCAAATCTATATTCCTGAATATAAGCAATACCTACCTTGCCGTCATTATATGTTGCACTACCATCTTCAGGTCCTGTAGGCAAATAACTTGCTGGAATTCTTAAACCACGTAATAGTTTATTATTAAAGTATCTTAAATCGTCTATCTGCCCTAAATTCTCACCACCTGGTAAAGTGTCAACCTTACTGCCTCTGCCTTCACTAGTGGCGGCAAAGAAGTAATCCTCTAACATACTCATTGGGTTGTAGGCGGCATCTATAACATTTTGTCCGTCTTTGTTTTTATTAGGTACTCGTTTTTGCTGTACCTCATATTTTACTTGTTCCAAATATTGCCTTGCTTTATGTGGAGGCATATTACCTACATCAATAGTAAACACACGTCTTTCTGGTGCTCTGTGTACTCTGTAAATAATAATGGAGTCTTCTAATAATTCTTTCTGTTTGAAAACTTTAAAAATTGGTTCTAATATACTGATACCAAATGGCCATGCATGGTCCATTCCTTCAGTTAAACTAACATGTACAACATGTTCTGCATCTACAGGTGTGCCTTGATTTACACCATCTATAGAACCTGTTAAGTAACTGCCTGATGCTCCAGGGTTATTAGCAGGTGTTCCTATGTATTGCCCACTTCCTGAACCGTATGGTTTACTATGTAATGCGGCTGGGTTGGTCGCTAACAACTCTCCAAAGTTGGGTGCTAAGTTTTTAACAAAATATGTTTCTATTTTTTTACCAGCACTTTCATTTACAACAACCTTTTCGATGTTTGCTGGATCTGTCCAATAAAGTTTAAATGTTTGTGGGTCTCTTACAAAAAACTGATCACCGTACTTAATTGTACTACGGAAAATCCTAAATGCTCTTTTATGTACTTCGTTAAGGTTACACCATTGTGATAAAGTTTTAGTTAAGATCTTATCTTCAGTATCACTAGGTCTGCCTTTGTAATAAACTCGTAAAGGTAGTTTGGTATGGTCATCTTCTTGTGTGCCAAATTCTGCAATAGTATCTAATGCGGCATTTATTTCCAAATCGCTATCCATTTGGTCATACTGCATATATCTCATGAGTCTGTTTGGTGCGCCAGCATAAACTTCAGGCAACCAACTAGCATATCTGCTAGATGCGGCTCCTGGTCCGTCTGTACTTCCTTTATTTCCAGTGACGTTTAGTGGTAATCCACTGTTATCAACACTCGAAAAATATTTCTTCCAACTCATAAATGCACCTTAATGTATTATATTACACTATTTATCGATTATTGTCAACTAATTTATTTTTACCTGGTAGTTAGGCAGTTTTGTTACTGATTTCTGAGAGTAATCTGTTTGATTTTTTTATTTCTTCGAGGGAAGTTAATTGAAGATTTGTTTGAGCTTCAATTAGTTCAGCAAGTGCTTTATTGTCACTACCTGTTGTACTTGAACTGGATGTGTTATTTGTGGTGTTATAATTTGTAACAGAATCTCTACCATCTGCTAACGATTGTGATAGCTCTGTTGCTCCAGCATTTGCGGCATTTGAGGCCATAGTTGCTTTTGCTAAATCCATTATTTTAACAGGATCTGCCTGTTCTGACATTGCCATTACTTGTTGCATTGGTGAATCGTTGCCTAAGAAACCAGCGATCCCGGAACGCATACTGCTTAATATTGTTGGGCTCATTTTTCCTGCAAAGTTACCCAATGCATTTCCTAGGAAGTCTATACTGTTACCCATTGCCATTAAGCCTTCTGCATCTACGGAACCGTCTAATTCTTTAATTGCGGCTGTTGTGGCTCTTGTAGATTTTAATGCCGCTTCAGACTTAGCATTAATTTTTGCAACTCTACTGGCACCAAATTTTTCCATCATATTAGCAATTGAGTCACCAATTGCCATTACAACACCGGCAATTCCTTCAAATACTGCCGTAATGACTGTGCCAAATGCTTTTATTCCTGGTGCGGCCAATTTTAATGCAAAACCTATACCTATAATTGCGGCTGTTATAGCCGCTAAACCTATTAATACGGCTGGGTTTGCCAGGGCTGATAAACCACCTGCCGCACTTTTTAATCCCATGCCTATACCTTTGCCCATTTTGGCAGATCCTAATCCTACTCCGCCGCCTACCGTTTTTAAGCCACCACCAACCAAACCTGCACCAGCCTGGCCTAGGCCCTGGCCTACACCTTTAATCGTACCTGCCGCAAGTAATCCTACGGTTAAGGCGAGAGCAATCTTTCCCCATGGAATAAGATTTTTGATACCGTCTACCATTGCCATACCAATATCGCCCAGCACTTCTTTTACTTTGCCACCAAATGTATCTGCTTTTAATCCGTCAAAGTATCCGTCTAACCATGCTATTTTACCTGCTATCCAATTAGCAAAATTGCTTATGTTTTCTGTGAGATTTTCTGCAACAGATTTACCTGCTCCTTTAAAGGTCTTGTTTGTGGAGTCAACTGACACGCCCATATTTGCTAATGCTCTCATTATAGGCTGTAAGGCGGTTCCAATACCGTTTACAAATTCTTCAACTTCCGGTATGCCGTCACTAAATCCCTGAATAAAATTATTAAATGCGGCACTGAACATTCCTTTTACTTTTTCTACTACCATATTCAAAGTCTGAAATCCACGTTGTACCTTATCTATTTCCACGCCTTGCTTTTTCATTTTTTGTTGTGACTGTTCAAACTGTATAATTCCTTTTGCCATCATTTTGGCTTGTTCGTCACCTGCCCTGGCTAATAGGAATACCCTGTCTTTTTCTGCTTGGCCTAAATTACCTAATTCTGATGCAATATCCAGTGCGGCTTGTTTACCGTCAATCATACCGTCATTAAATTGTTGTATAACATCCTGGAAATTGTCTGATAACTGAGGCAATACTGAGATAAATCCAAATGCCGCTTCACTGAAACCAATTGCTCCCATACTAGCCGCTTCTGTGACTGCCGCCGCTATTTCGCCACCTGCTTCGCCACCCATTGCTCTTAATCCAGAAACAAAATCTGTTAGTCCAGCAGTAAGCTCTGCTCTTGTTGCATTGGGTACAGTTATTAACTGAGACATAAGCATTTGGTTGTTCTGTAAAACCTGATCTGCAAAATCTCTTAATACATCAGTACTTACGCCTAGTACCTTACTATATTCTAATTGATTTGCATTTACTTCTGCTATACGTTTAATTGCTACTTTTCGTTGTTGCTGATCCAAAGCACCAAGGTTCATTAAACTTGTTCTCATACTTAATTCAGCAAGTGCTAAGTCAGTTGCCTGTTTCAAACTTAAACCTAAATCTTGGCCTTGGTTACTTATTTCCAAGAAAGACCCTATCACCTCTGGTACTACATCAGCACCCATTACTCGCATAATTTGGGCATTGTTTATCATGGCCTTGACTGCTTGTTCAGAACTCATACCCAATTGGTTCAAAGCCGCTATGTTCATAACAGTTTGTCCCTCTAAGGCCTGACCTACCTGACTGAGTGAGGCCAAGCTCTGAGCAGTCTGCATTAGTTTTGCTTGAACGGCTCCAGCCAAAGTACCTGCTACTAATAACAGTCCACCAATTAATTTGTCTAGAATTTTACCACCTTTGGCTACTTTTCCAAGAGCTCGTTCAAAACTAAATCCGACATTTGTCATATCATCAATAATTTCATCAATACTACTATCTAAATCCTCTACACCCTTTTTAAAATCGCCTCCGGCAGTATTAACTGCATCATTAAGATTCTTAATTTCCTCGACAAGTTTTTCGGTTGTTTTTTGTTGTTTACCGTTATCTTTTATATCAAGTCCAGCAATCAGCCTTTCCATTTGCGACTCAGTGGCCCACAAAGGTACCGTCCTTTGTTCTCCATTATCGTTATATGTAATCGTTGACATCGGTTTTCCTATAAAAACTAGTTTTAATGGTGATAAATACATTATGAATTAAATAAGTATCACATGTTTATATTTATCAGATTAATTAACAGGAGTTTTAATACATGTCAAATACACCCAATCCGTTAAGCGAATACTTTAGATCGCCTAAGTTATATGTAAGACTGCCCACCGGTGGAAAGTTTTACACAAAAGATATTTGCGAATATCCTGAATCAGGAGAGCTTCCAATATTTCCAATGACTGCTAAAGATGAACTTATAATGAAGAATCCAGATGCATTATTGAATGGCGAAGCAGTAATACAATTAATAAAAAGTTGCGTTCCCAATGTAAAGGACGTAAGAAAAATGATATCAAATGATGTTGATGTTTTACTAGTTGCTATACAAGGTGCAACAGCAGGTGATGATATAGAAGTATCTGCAGAATGCCCAACTTGTAATGAAACAGTAACAAGTATTGCTAGTGTTGAAGGTGCTATAGAAACTATGGAAGAACTTAAAGAAAGTTATAAGGTAGATACACCTAACGGACTTACTATAGAAGTTAGACCTTTCCAATACGAAAATACTATTCAGGCAGGTATTGCCAGTTTTAAAAGTACTAGGAGTATGCAAGTAATGGCAGAAATGCCAGATGATTTAGATAAATTAAAGATCTTTAATGAAAGTTTTATGAAAATGGCTGACATGAACTACACATTGATTGTAAATGCTGTGAACTCTATTACAGTAACTAAGGAAGACGAAGAAATCTTAATTACAGATAGAGAACACATAAAAGAGTATTTAGATAATTGTGAAGCAAGTATAGGTAAGTCAGTTGAAAACTCGGTTACAGATATTAATAAAATAGGCATACAAAAAACTATGCAGTTTGCATGTGAAAAATGTGATGAAGAGTTTGAAGCCGGAATAGCGTTTGACCCTGTAAATTTTTTCACGGCTTCCTAGGACGGGCCGAACCTGAACAGATTGTTCAGTATCTAGAGAAGCTCAAAAAAGACTCAGAGGCCATATATGATAACATAACCGAAATAGTGATTTACTCTGAAGGCAAGATATCATACAATGAAGTTTGGGCAATGAGCTTTAAAGAACGTACAAGGTTCATAAAAGCCCTGAACAAATACATCAAGAAGAGAAATGGACAAGAAGGTAGCGAAGATCTATAATGAGTTGGTACTATAACAACAATGAGGTTACAGAGCTTCCTGAAGGATGTGAAGCATTTGTATACTTAATTACAAACCTAACTAACAACAAAAAATATGTTGGTAAAAAGTTAGCAAAATTCAAAACAACAAAACCCCCTCTTAAAGGTAAAAAGAATAAAAGACGTGGCACCAAAGAAAGTGACTGGCGTACTTATTGGGGTAGTAGCGATCATTTAAACAATGACGTTGCAGAGCTGGGCGAAGACAAGTTTAAACGAGAGATCTTGTACTATTGTCCTAGTAGAGGAGTAGCAAGTTACATAGAAGCCCGAGAGCAATTCGAGAGGCGAGTACTTGAAACTGACGACTATTATAACGGAATTATCAACGTAAGAGTAGGTGGTTCAAAAATCCTTAAAGAGGCATTAAAGACCTTATAAGTAGGAGTGTTAAAACGAAAGTTAAAACACAATTCACATCAAGGCAGACAAGGCACACATAGGACTATACACCGGCTCCACCGAGGCTATAATTCGGACTCTTCGACAATCCAGTAATCCTGGTGCGGGATTTAGAGATGTATAGCGGACAAGATACAAACACACGACAATCAGTATTAAAAGGAAGTAGGAAATGAGAATAAGCAACCTACAAGCAGTATAACTAAACGTAACTAGGTTATAGTGTTTCCGTGAGATGAGACGGTAGTGTATGGGGACAGAAGGCTCACCGGTTCCTAATAGCACCCGAGTTTACGATGACGATGACCCATCGTGATGACATATTCTCCTGTATAGGAGAATTATGACTCCTACCTTCGTGATAACGAAGTTAATTTAAGTCGAGTAAATGAGTTGAGTGAAACGAAACGAATTAATGAAGACTTAAAAGATACGAAGTATCTGATTAATATGCTTTAATAGAATGTATAAAACGATATTTTTTTATTTCCGATAGATCTGGCTCGTGTATTAATTTACCGAGAGGTATTTTTCCAACAGCAAGTTTTTTATCCCCTATAGTATAAGGTATTTTGTAATGTATTTTTGCAAGGAACCTATTCATATTTAATAGATATCTTTTCCCGGCAATTACGTCGTCATCTAGCCACCCAGCCAAGTCATTTTTAAGTATGCTAGTGGGTTGTATTTGATCCTGCGGTATGTCTATATCTCCGTCATTAAAGATAGCCATAATATGTTTTCCCACATGTGGGTAATTCATATACAACCAGTTCTTTTTCATATCAGGAGTAAACAAGTCGTAATCACTATCTTGCAAGGGCTCTCCAGGATCGTTAGTGCAAGTTATAAATCTTTTTTTAGCAGTTCTAGTTATATCTTCTAAATGATGTATTGTGTAATTTAACTTTACTAATAAGTCGTTTAATTTTTGCGAAGGGTACTTTTCTTTTTGTAGCTCATAGTGGGTAGAAGCAAATAAATCATGTAGATGATTTAAATCCATGGATTCTATATTTAAGTCAGGTCTGAGTTCTTTTAATTGGTTAACGCATTTATGTAGAGTTTGTTCTACTTCTGCTTTTGTTTCTCCAAAGCCATAAAATCTGTCTGGACTTATTACAGGATGTTCTTTATCTTTAAAACGTTCCCATATTCTAGTAGCAACTCTGTTATCAAACAGCTCGTAGGTCAAGGTGTATTCTGCGTTCTCACCTAAATTTACATCAATTAACATACTCGGTGTCTGTGTTATAACTTGTAAAGCCGCCTTCTTTTACAACTGTTAATACATTATTAACACGTCCTATAAGCTCTTCTTTGTGTGAAATAAGCATGATGTTTTTTCCTGACTCTCTGTGCATTTTCTTTAATACTGCTAGAGCATTTTCTACGCCCATGCTATCCATTCCACTGTCAACAAGTTCATCAATACACATCAGGTTCATTGGTCTGTTTAAACTTTCGTATATGTCTCTGAATGCCCAACTAAGTCCTAGTATAAGTCTGTTACGCTCTCCTCGGCTTAAATTATCAAAGTCTAAGTCTCTGCCGTACTCTGTAATTTCAACACCTAAATCACTTGCAAATTTAACCTCATGTGGCAATCCAAGTTTTTCCAGGTAGTAAGACAATCTGTGGTTAAGATATGCAATATTTTGATCAATAATTTTCTTACGAATAAAACTGTCTTTGCTGGTTAATAGTTTGTATAAAAAGTCCTGATGTTCTTGCAAGTGTGTTAGCTCATTCATTATCTCAAAACTAATTTCCTGTATACCTGATGTTTTAAGACCTTCTATCTGCTCTACATAAGGGTTTTCTTCTTGTGCTTTTTCTTGCAACTGAGAGTGCATAGTATCTAAATTATGCTTATGCTGAAGGGCTTCTTCTAATGTTGTATAAACTGTTCTAGGCATGTCTGGCAAATCAGCATACTCTACAAGTGCTGTTTCTAGCTCTTTATGACGTTGTTCTAAATCAGCAAAGTATTGATGTTCCGTTTCAATGCTTTCTTCTAAATCTTTTGTGTATGCTTCATGTGTGTCTAAATGTGCTGTAGCCTGCTCACATGTAGGACATACGCCTTCTTTTGCACTTAGTAAGTCTTTTTCTAACTTAATAAGTTTTTCTGAGCTTCTACCAACACTAGTTTGTAAACGTTTTTTCTCTGTATCTAATGTTTGTTTATTTGCAAGTTGCTCTTTTAAAGTTACTATTTCTCTGTGATTAGATAATTCGTTGTCTATATCTAACTTTTCCTTGTCTACAATTTGTATACCTAAATCTGTAATTTTAGTTTCTTTATTTACGTCCCATGCTCTGCTACGACTTTCAATTTCAGTAATATTTTTTTCTATTCTTTTATTACTGGCTTCTATGGCGTTAATAGTAATTTCTTCTTCTTTAATAGAATCTCTGGTAACCTTCTGTCTCTCTTTTAGTATTTCTGCTTTTTGTGAGAGTTCTGTAATACCTAACAACTGTTCGATCATATCTTTTTGATCGTTATTTTTCATTGATAAGAAAGGTTCAGTGTAAGTGTTTAATGCAATTAAATGCTTAAACATATTGTGTGGGAAGCCGATAATCTTTTCTATCTCTTTTTGTGTCTCTCTGCTGTCGCCTTGTTGCTCACCATCAACAGCATCTTCACCGTCAATATATAGTTTTAAAATATTAGGACGCCTGCCTCTTTCTATACGATATTGTTTGCCTTGTATTTCAAACTCAACTGTGGTAATCATTCCTTTACCATTTGTTTTGTTTATTAAGTTATCTTTACGGATGTTTGTCAGTGCATCACCATATAATGCATAACTGAGTGCATTAATGATAGTAGTCTTGCCAGTACCATTTCTGCTACCGTCTCCGCCCATGTCTAAGTTATGTCCTAGTACAAGTGTAAGTTGGCAGTTATCAAAATTAACTGCCTGTGTGTTGTTGCCAACACTCATAAAATTCTTTGCTGATACGTTTTTAATCTTTAACATTATTGGGTTTCTATGCTGTTATATATTTCAACTAATACTTCTTTTTGTACGGTATTACTATCTATTGTGTCTAATTGTGCTAAAACTATTTGATCTACACTTTCAAATGTTATGTCCCCGCCTTCAAATTCTTCTTCTTCTTTTATAGGAATAAGTTGTAGTTCTCTTACTCCGTATTGTTCTGCAAATTTTTCTCTAACAAAGTTTGCTTCTTCATAACTGATGCTAACATCAAGTTTAACCCTTGCGTATGTATAACTATCTAATAAGTTCTGATGGTTATCTAAAAGTTCTTTAAGTGTGAATACTTTATACTTAGGACACTCAGTCCAGTTTACATACAGAGGCTCTTCGTCCCATGTAAGGAACATAGCACCACGTTCATTGTCATCTACATCTGCATAATTATGTGGGAAAGCATTGCCTATATAATGTATATTATTTTTAAACTGTCTTTTGTGAAAGTGCCCACTAAATACTAACTCAGGACCTGATAACATTTTGTCATTTATACCACCGCCATGGTCTGGCATTTCTACCATTGCATTCATTTTAAAGTACGGTAACTCAAAATGTCCAAACATGTACTTGCATTGCATCTTTGCAACCTGCTTATATTCGTCGCCTACTAACCAAGGTATAATAGCAACATCATCTTGTAGGAAATGTTCATCTACCATAACAAAGTTAGAAAGATCTCTAGCATACTCTATACTATTAAGTTCTCTTTTATCTTTGTAATATAAGTCATGATTGCCTGTAATAAAATATACAGTTTCAAATGCATCATTAAGTTTTTTAAATGCTTTAATAGATGCGTTCATAGTAGCAACACTAATACTTGCTCTGTGATGGTTCCAGTCTCCTAGAAATATACAGGTTTCTGCATTTCTGGCATGTGCTTCTGCAATAAACCAGTCAACATATCTCTCACAGTCTTCTAAATGTAAACGGCTGTTTTGCTTTAATCCGTAATGTATATCCGTAAAGCAAGCCGCTGTCTTAAACAGTTGGCTCATAAAAATTAATTATTAGTATCAGTCGTTTGACTAGCGATTGCGGCCTCTCTAAGTTCACGCAATTCGTTTTCATGTTGTATTTGTCTTCCATAACTTGGTAAATGGCCTTGTTCAATTAGAATATCATCTCTAATCATTTGATTCCTTTTTTCCAAATTAAGTACTCTAGTGAAACTATTATTAACTGCGGCAGTATAATATGCAAACGGATTATCCGATTTCATTTCATTAAACTGTAAGCCAATATAACTTAATTGTAATAATGCTTGTCCACGCATTTCGTCTACATAAGTGTAACCTCTCCAGTTACCTCTGTGCGAGTATCTTTCCACAAGTTTTAAAAACATGGTTCCCAACTTGTTAGTAATTTTTCCATGCTCAGGATTAAAATGTCCGTTGCTTATTCCACCTTCCCAGTGACTTCTTGCAACTTCTTTTATCTCATCACCAACGTATGCGTAATGCATAAACGGAGGAAAATTTACTTTTGCTTTTGTTTCGGCTTCATTTCTTGGATTTTTCTTCCTGCCTGGCTCTAATGGAATATGTTCCATAGTCATTACACGAAAAACTAAGTCTTCTTTTGCTATGCTTTTAGGGTCTACAGCAAATTCTTTTTGCTTGGGTTTATTTCTGTAATCTTTAGGATCATGAAGTTTCATTGCGGCCTGGTATGCATCATACTGCATCTTTGCGGCTTTGTTTTCCCTTGCGGCTTTAACACTAATCCTGTTTATCTTTTTTACATCTTCTAAAATAATGTCAAAAAAGCCATAATTTTCATCTGCTAACCAGCAGTATGTCATTTTACTTTTATGGATTTCCTTTAGAATATCTTTGTTGTTTAGGTAATTAACCTTTTTTGGCTGTGCCATCAATAACTCTCCTCAAAATTATAATTCATTTATATTGTTAGTATTATACACAGTAATAGTGTATTGTCAATTAATATTTACCAGATTTAAGTAAAACTGGAAAAGGATATAGGAACCTATATTATAACACGTTTTAATAAAACTGATAAATAGAACTATTAGGAGTTTAAATGAGTTTTTTAAAGAACATTGTTAGTGGATATTTAGGCAACAAGGCCAACAAGGCACTTGGTGGTATTAGTAATCCTCATGCTAGGCGAATAGCAGGAAACCTTTTGGGCTCTAGTCCTATCGGAGATTATATTCCTGGTTTAAGGAATCCACCTAGAAATCCTGATCAAAATTTGCTATTTGGTGCAAGACAATTAAGTGAACTTCAGTTGAGGCAGGAACTACAACAGCAAAGTGAACAATTTGGTAGTTTTGATCTAAGTAATCAGACGGCTTCAGCAGTACAAAAAAATTACGATTGGAGAGCTAGATTACGACCTAAAGTAGGTGGTGAAGATGCTGTATACGGTACAGAGTATATGGATGCAAATAGTGGTACTAATTTACTGCAACCATTAATAAATTCAGGCGGAATGATTTGGCAATACACACCTCAAATTTTTGTGTCCGCTGGTACGTCATATGAAACACATGATTTACAGGGTATGAATTATCCCATAAATTCATACATAAGTAGCAGACCTCCAGAGCTACCGATAGCATCAGAATTTACAGCAAACAATATAGATGAAGCACGGTATATGTTAGCAATTTTTCAATTTTTAAAAGTTATTACTAAAAGTTATTCAGGCGATAGTGCTGTAGCACGTGGCATAGCAGGAACACCGCCACCTGTACTATTATTTGAATATTTAGGAGAACATGGCTTTAATAAAGTACCAGTAATAGTAAAAGACTATTCCATACAATATGGTGAAGATGTAGACTATGTACCAGTACATTATAAAATAGGCAGTAAAGATACAGTAACCTATGTGCCAACAGCCGCACTTGTTTCGGTTAACTTATCAGTAAATTACACACCACAAAAACTCAGGAAGAAGTATGACCTTACAGCTCTTACAACAGGGCAGGCATACAAGGATGGATTTATTTAATGGCAAAATTTCACGACAGTAAAAGTTTTTTAAGAAATGCAGGCTCAATGGGCGTATTTCTAGATGTAAATAATCTTCCAAAAATCCCAAAAGGAATTTACGATGAAGATTATACTATAGGAATGGATGTAGAAGGCAGACCTGATATTTTGGCATATAAAGTATATGGCTCAACAGCATTATGGTGGGTATTTGCATTACGGAATCCTGATACATTAAAAGACCCTATTAGAGATTTCAAAGCAGGAACAGTTATAAAACTCCCTTCAGCAGACATAATAAATGCAATAGGAGGCTAGAATGGCAGATCCAGATGCTTATAAGTATAATAAAGATTACAGCAGTCATCCTACGGCCACCGATCAAGAAAAAAAGATTCTTACTGAAACACAAGGAGGTCGAGCTACTCCACCGCCTATCTTAAACAAATATATTGGAGCCGTTCAAGGTAACATTTTAGATACTGTAGACTTACCCACATATCATTTAAAATTATACATGATACCTCCCGGACAGGCAAATAGTTCTGCAAATAATACAAATACTCCAACCACAGACACAGATGTATCCGATAGCAATGATGCCAGAAGTGACGTATCAAAAAGTACTAGTTCAAGTGGCTCAGGAGATGGGTACTTAAACAACAGAATGGATACTGATAATCCTAGTGATACAGTGGTACTAGCAGAAACAGGTGTTACAGAAGTTGGAATAGACGGATTGGAAATCACTACCGTAGC